GTTTGTTATACATCTAAAGGGGACACGCTGTCAACAAGGGTTTGTTACAGTTGTTACAGTATAAGGAGTAATTAGCTGAAAAAAAAAAAGAAAAAAAATTTCAAATGTAGTGTAACAAGTGTAACAAGTGTAACAAGGGAGGAGCAAATCCACGCGCAGCAACGGTTTCACCGTGTTACACTTCTCTAGTAATTTGTTACACTTGTTACACTTCTCTGTGAGTTCTGGACTACATAGTCAAAACAACTAAAATTGCTATTTTTTCATTTTCTTGGTAGAAGTGTAACATGAGTAACAAGAAAACAGATATTCTTGCAGAAGATATAGAAGCGGAAACCGGACGAAAGTTGACAAATCGTCATCGAGAGTTCGCTCGTTACTATGTTGAAGGCATCTATTCCAATGCGGAATGCGCGCGAAAAGCAGGCTATGCAGAAAATTCTGCTGGTTCGATTGCTGGTCATCTTTTGGCAGGCAAGAAATTTCCCCATCTTGTAGAGTATATCCAAGAGCTTCGCGAAGAACGTGAACGCAGATATGGGGTGACTGTGACTGGACAACTGAAGCGATTGCATGAACTTTCGTCCGGTGCGGAGGAGGCTGGCCAGTTTTCGGCCGCCATCAATGCTGAAAAGATTAGATCAGCCCTAGGTGGTTTGACTGTTGATAGGCGAGAACAAATCCATCAACTTGACGATCTGTCGCGTGAAGAGATTACCGCTCGTCTTGCTAATCTTCGTAAAGAATATCCTCAAGCATTTATAGAGGGTGAATATACAGAGGTAAAAGATGCCAGCACCGGAAGCGAACTTTTGGAACACATTGAAACGAAACCTGCCGACTAACTGTTTTTCTACACGAATAGAAAACCGCCATGGCGGTGGTGTGCCTGACGTACATTTTACATGGTCTGGGCTTGTGTTCTGGTTAGAATTAAAAACAACGAAAAACAATAGCGTGCGTTTATCTCCACAACAAATCGCGTGGAATACTGCCTATTCCTCAAAATCGGGCTTGACTTTCATCTTGGTTAAGCACCTCCCTTCGGGCGACCTATTTTTGTTTCGGGGAGCGAGTGCCTTGGAAGTCGGGCGTTCGGGACTGGCTGCTGAAGCCTTGTTTCGGGGTTCGGGGTACGAGGATTTATGGGGAGCTATTCGGGAGTCGGGCATCAAGCACCTTGACTCAGTTCTTTCGGGGCTTCGGGGTTCGGGTTCTTAACCTCCTGGCCTGGCCCTGGGTGACTGGCGCACCAGTACAACAGTAACAATACGCTGATAGTAAAAGAGAGGGCTTACGCCCTCCCTATTCTTGCTCGTTTCACTGTTCTTCTAAACTCTAAGAAAGATTCTCTATTTGCGTGGGGTGTATCAAGAAACGCCATGTTATAGGTAAATTCATCGAGCAAAAACTTCTTATCTTCTTCTGTGGTCGCTGCTCTTAATGCTTTTTGATACCGCTCACGCTCTTCTTTTGTTCGCTTCAAAATGTCTAACGCTTTCATTTCGTTCCCTCCTCCTTTATGCTTGCCTCGATCTTGTCGATTAGGTTTCCAAACTCCGCGAACCATTGACGCTGCTCCGGTTCCAATTCGCATTGATCGACTACAATCTCCTTAATGTGGTCGATGATATCTTGTTTTGTCATAACAGCCCTTGCGCTATCCAAGCATTCAACACAAATGGTTTTAAACTCTTCGCATTCTTCGCAGCCTTTAACAGGCAAATGTTTCTTGCTCATTTCACTGCCTCCACAATTGTTGTAACGCCATTGTTTGGCGTATAGCAAAGCAAACAATCTTTGCATTTTTGACCTGTACAGTTTTGCGGTAAGACACTATCCGCTGATACATTGTTAAACGTGCGATCAAAATATTTTGGTCGCGTGCCCATTACCGCGTCAATGCGCGGATTGCTATAGATAAGGATAAGATTAGACGGTTTCGCGTGCGTATCGTAAAACTTGCGAACCCAACCTTTGCGCTTTGTCCACAATGCAAAGGAGCAATGCGGATTATGTAGCGCGATATTATTAAAGTTTTCTAACATGGTTAGGTTTATCAATTCGCCATGACCTGAAAACCTGAAAAATGCGTCTAGGATTGTTGGCAACATATGAGGCGGGATTAATCCACCGGACAATGTATCGCTATTCATTTGCCAAGCGGGAGCGCAATTTTTGCGTAATCCGTTTAGCATTTCCATGCTATAGCAATGCTTGCAAATAATCTTGTTATCATCCACAGCATTCATTTTCTGGCAATATGGGTTTGTTAGCGTATTAGTGTTTAACGCTTTAAAGCCCTCTAACTTGCCTGTCATATTTGAGATTTTAAGCATTTGTAATCCTCCATAGTTTACTCAAACATTATAACCACAAAACAAACAAAATACAAACAATAATATTGGGTCGGGTTTCGGGCAGCACTAGCGCAGCTGCCTCGAGTCGGGCAGCTTTCGGGTCGGGTCGGGTCGGGACAAACAAAAACCCCAGGGCCTGGCCCTGGGGCTTCGTTATAGTATGGAGGACTATAACTTATTATACTATCCGCTGCGGACTGGAAGGGCAAGCGTACTTGCCCTCCTAGTTTTTAAGATTTTATTTCGCCTTTTGCATCGGTAATGAATAGAAATCCAGAGTCGTTGCCCTCTGGATCGCGACTAACTTCTATTACTAATGCTCCTAGCTTTGGGTGGACTAGTCCAAAGGTGGGGAAATCATCGTCACTCATCCAGAATTTTGTAATCTTTGCTCCTTCTAATTGACCATAATATTCCTGCCAATAGTCCTCGCTCCCATGTCTTTCGTAATTTGTCATCTCACCCACCCATCTGTTAGGAAATAATCAGTCCAATTAGTTATGCCTCTCCAATTGCGCGGATTGTCTTCATGATCTCTTGCAATGGGTGGGCGATCTTTAATCTCATACTTCACGCCCATGCTGTCCAATTTGTTTAGGAATTTAGGAAAATCGCAATCTTCCTCCAAGGCATACAATTCCTCATTGGGTGTTTCGTATGAGAAATCAGAGAAATCCATCGGCGACATGCGTGCGATAGATTTTAGCTGGTGTTGCGTAACGATGCCCCAACCGTGACTCTCATCTGATATAAATGTAATATTCATTATGCTCCTCCATTTGCTTTTATTTGCGACCATGATGGAACCATAGACTCCATATATCTGGCTGTTTCCGCAATTCTCTCTGCGAAAAACAACACGCCTTCGGAATTTCCGGCTTTGGCGTGACCTTCCATTGCATCCAAACAAGCCTTTATATCTGCGACCTGCTTTTCAATAGATGCGTCTAGAGTTAATGCTGGGTTAAATTTTGCTATATTCATTTTGTCCTCCATAGACAGGTTAAAAAATGTGGGGTGCTGTTCGCGTGTCTGGTCGGCGGTCATTGCGACCCCACAAATTGATTATACACAAACACAAACACAAAACAAACAAAAAGATTCGGGTCGGGTTCGCCATGTTTCGGGTCGGGTCGGGTTCGGGACTGGTGGCTTTAGTCACCAGTAGGGCACCGCCCTCTGCTATAGGAGTAAGACTATAGCATATAAAATCCAGACAAATAAAAAGGGGCGGATTGCTCCGCCCCTCTTGTTATCGTTGTTCAAACAATGGCAGTGGATTTTCTTTTACCCACTTGTCATATATTTCTTTTGGTAAATTTTTTGCTGATCCTAATAGCCACCAATTGGTGTCGTTTTGATCAGTCCAATAAAAATAACCATAACCACTTGCCGGTAAACTATCCCACATTATTTCCTACCTCTTACTATTAGATGAATTACGCCAGCGCAATAGAACGCTGCGCCAGCGTGAACGATAAGCGATAGCCGTATTAGGCTATCAATATCTAGGCTCATTACTGCGGTCAAACCATACAGTGAATGAGCTGTAGCTAGCAGGAATAATCCTGCTAGCACAAAGAACAGCCTAACCATTAGTCTAGAAGAACCATGTAGGCTTTTGGTTCGTGTTTGCGGAACCAATCAAGACCTTTTCTCAAGACCTTTATTATTCTTGGATCGCGTGAACGCTCTGCGTTAATGCTTGCCATCATTGTCGCATCATAAACCGCAACAGCATCTGCTGGTAGGGTTATGCTTTCACCACTGAATATATTGTGGCGTTCTTCCGCACGATCTCCGACAATGATCTCAAAAGGAAGTTTACGTTCTTTAGTCATTATATTAGCCCTCCATTGGCTAGGTTGCGGCTAGGGCATTATGCCCTAGCCTAGGTTGTTATTTCCAAGTGAACATATTACGAACTTGCGTATAGGCAGCTTTTGCCTTGTACGAAAATTCTTGTTCGCGATAGTAAGCTATGTTGCTGTCTATCGCTTGCGCTTCAATCTCTTTAACAATGCCGCCCCATAACTTCGCCATCTCTTTAGCGAAATCATGCTGTTGCTTTGCATCGAGTTTGTTGAACTGATGCGCTCTAGGAAATTGTGTAGTCATAATATAATCCTCCATAAGATTAAGTTTGCTTTGGGGTCGCTTGGCTATTGCCGTCCGATTTCCCTTAATGTCCTTCGACATTACATCACAAACAAGTAGAACACAAGTAATACCAACAAATAAAACACAATTAATTTGTCATCTATTTGACAGGGTAACTTGGGGTAATCGGTCGGGTAGCGTCAAATGTTTGACCCCCGACCCCCCTTGACAACGGGGCCTGGCTGGCGCGCCCACCCTCCCCCCCTCTTCT